AGCGAGACGATCAAGGAGGGTATTCCCCATCTGATCGGAGGGACTCTTCGTGAGTTGAGATCCCTTACTGGTGCCGAACGCCGTAAGGCGCTCGGTCACGAGTATCTCAATGTTGAGTTTGGCTGGAAACCATTTGTTGCTGATCTGCAAGCTATTGCGCATGCAGTCATACACGTCGATGAGCTTCTTGCTCAGTTCGATCGTGACTCGAACAAATTGGTGCGAAGGAAGTATGAGTTTCCACTTCACAGGGAGTTTAGTTCAGCAGTTTTTCGGAATGGTGTTAGTCCTTGGACTACACCATCTTCGTCGCTGCTGACGAGCACTTCCGTGAACCAAGGGCAGGTGATCCGGTCATACGAGTTGACCAGACGTCAGTGGTTTTCTGGTGCATTCGTTTACTATATTGACCCGAGAGACGTAAAGTCTTTTCGGGGCAAGATAGCACGACATGTCCAGCAAGCCAGGCATTTGCTTGGTTTGTCACTGACTCCAGATGTTATCTGGAACATTGCCCCTTGGAGCTGGGCTTTCGATTGGTTTTCCAATACGTCCGAAGTTCTTCAGAACTGGACGGACTGGGCCATCGATAGCCAGGTTTTGGCGTACGGATACCTGATGGAACATTCCATCGCTAAGTATACGTACACCTTCGTGGGTCCCACAGGCTATCGCGTAGTGGGTCCACGGCCTCCTGATGTTGTTATGACCAATGAGGTCAAACAACGGATTCAGGCAACCCCTTATGGGTTCGGCGTTTCTGAGGCGGCTCTTAGCCTCCGTCAGAAAGCCATTGTCACGGCACTCGGGCTTACCCGAGCAAAGTGACATCGTTGTTGCTCGTGCTCTAAACGCCACTAGGAAACCCTTTCGGGTTTCTAGGAGTGATGCCCTTGTCGTTCACCGACCCACAGTCAATCACCGTCAATGCGGTGACCTCGCCTCTCCCCCGTACGGAAACGGACGGGGATTCGGCGAAGTACACCTCAGCTGACGGCCTTCTCCAGCTCTCTGCCAGCCATCAGTATGGCCGGCGGACCCGGAGAATGCTGCGGATCGACCAGTCGAAGCTCGCCCCGGATCCGTTCAAGCCGGTGGAGAACGTCAAACTTTCGATGGGTTTTTACATCGTGTTTGACCTCCCCAATGCCGGCTTTTCGAATACCGAGGCGATGTACCTGTATACGGGGTTCAAGACCCTGTATACGGGCACTTCCGACGCGTTGATCAACAAGCTGCTCGGCGGCGAGTCCTAGACGGACTCGTGCCGGCTTGCCTGCTGATAGCGGGTCGCCAATGCAAGATGATTCAACTCCCAGAGCCTCCGAAAGGAGGCATCTTGGTGTTGAACATCACGTCTCACCATCCAAACTTGGTGGTAGACGCCGTTATGATCACTCTCCCCGAAACACCGTAACCCGAAAGGATACGGCTGTTATCGTGGCAGTGATCAATGCGGCAGCATTGGTACTGGAAGCCCTACTTGTTGGCGGACATGTCTGCTAAACAAGCAATGGGAGTGAACGCGACCCAGATCTTCGTCGCTCAGATGCCGCCCCCTGTTGAGGGGACCGACATCCATGTGACGTTGCGTATCGGTGGAAACCGATCGCAGGAGGTTGATAGAGCTATTCAGAATCTTTTGTTTGCGATTCGTCGCTTGCAAGAGATCTGTTAACTCACTTCCTCTGAGCTGAGTCGTTATGACGACAGGGCTAGGGATAGCCACCTTCTATAAAGGAGGGACTATGAAAAGCCTGACGTCACTCTGGTCCTGCATGGCCAAGGAATTGGCCATGCGATGTTGCACTAGCGCC